TGATGTGTTCTTCATCTTTTGGTGGACGTTTGGATTCGGCGCGCACAATTAAATGTTTATGTACTAATAAATTAGTCTTCATTTAACGCCAAATATACTAAAATTCCTATAATTACAATAGCTATGCCTAGAGCTTCCATTATTTAGGTTTTATTATCTTTCCAATAGTTGTGGATCCATCAGCATTATAGATTATTTCAGCTTCTACTTCACCACACATAAACTGTTTATTATCCATAGACATATTACGACTAGCTTCTCTCTTATGCTTTAAACATTCAGATATTGAATCTTGAATTCTATGCTCCACTAACTCTCCGTTTATAAATAAACAAAGTGCTATAACTGCTTGTAACATTTTATTTTCTCCAATACTCTGTTATCTGCTTCCATTCACATTCAAAGTCTTCGCAAGTGTAATCATATTCCTGGAGGGTTCCTGCGTTAATGCCCGTTTCCATTCCCATTGCTAAATTTAATATCTCTTGTTGCGTCTTTAAGCTTTTCAACATCTTTTTTTAACTTTTCAATATCATCTCTTGCTGCTTCCAGCATAACTTTAACGTGTAAATTTTCATCTAATAACTGTTGTTGTTTTTCAGTATCTTCAGCCAAAGCTTCTAATAAAAAAAATTGTTCTTTGTCAACAGGTACTTGATCTGCTTTTTTAAGTAAATCTGCTTCCATTAACTGAAGTCTTGTCTCAAGTGTATTAATGGTATTAGTCATACCAATATACATATAAACTGCAAAACCTGCAGCAGCAATGATCATCCCGATCGTTTTCAGATCGGTCTTTACTGCAGTCTCTTCATTTATCTTCGACATAAATTATTTATAAAATCCGTCAAAAACCCAATCAATGAATTTTTGCCATAATTTTTTAATCCATTTAATCATTTTTTTTCTCCTCAATTTCGTAAAAGAAGTTATCCGTATCTTCGGTTCTCCATTTACTTACATCTTCAACGTTCCATTCACTCGTTTGAACTTTCCAATCAGGAATTTCATCCTTCACTGTGAACGAAGGAATATTCCATATTATTCGATTGTTAGGTTGAGCTGCAAAATTGCCATCATCTAGGGCAATAATGTGAGCGCACTTGTGTTCGTGCGGGATCTCTGAATGATCAGTGTCGAGAATATTACTCTCTGGATGTGCAAAGTCAACAGTAAATAAATATTTACCGTGATGCCACTTTTTATCTTTACCGATGTATTTACCTGATTGTGCTTCTAAAATATCCCAAGTAGTAACAGCAGGATAATAACTGAAACAATTCCATAGCTCCAGTTCATCCAGTCTACGGATAGGAACGTTCTCTGGCTTAAAATCCTTCTGTATAAACGCAGATATCGGTAAACGATAGAAAACCGCACCATTTTCCATAATTGCGTGAAAAAGTATTGCACGACCTGTGATGGCCGAAAGCCCAAAGATAATAGCGTCTTGCACTTCTCCGTGATGTTTTTTAAGGTCATAAAGATATTCTCTACGAATTTGACAATATATTGGTGGTGTGTTCGCATTTAAATAAGCCATAATTTATCATTTTGCTTCTCCCCAATTATTACCTATTTTACAATTTACTTTATTTTTTATTTCCAAGGGAATAGCATTTTCCATAGTTTCTATAACTATTTCTTTTTCCTTATCATCTTTTATAGATAGACACAACTCATCATGTATTTGAATTTGAGGTAATATTCCTTTTTCATATAATTTTACCATCGCTATTTTTGTCATATCAGCAGCAGATCCTTGAATTAATCTATTTAAAGCTTTGTAAGTAAACGCAGGTTTATAATAAGATTTAAAATTATCAATGTATTCTTGAGCATGTTCTGGTTTAAAAGAATCTAATATTTTTGCTTTAAAAGCTGTCAATGCCTCTTCTTCAGTAAGAATAGGCGTAGGATCAAATCTTCCTGTATCGTTATTCCATTTACGATCGGTAGATTCCCATTTATTAAATCTACAAAATCTATCTCCTAAAGTAAAAAGAAGTTTAAAATCTTCTGCAAATTCTATTAGTCCATCAGACAATTCTTTAACGAAAGGTACTTTTCTGTGATAAGTATCAAATAAAGTTTTTGATTCTTCCTTGGATAAATTTAATTCTTTTTGAAGTTTCATTTTACCCATACCATAAAACAATCCAAGATTAATTGTTTTAGCTTGAGATCTAGAAATTTTTGCCATATCTGCAACAATCTGGTGAAAGTCAGCATCATCTTTATTAAATTCTTTTACCAAATCTTCAGTGCCGTTTAGTTTGTGTTTGATTGCATAATGTACAACAATTCGTGGTTCTTGTTGTGAGTAATCAAAACTTCCCCACTTGCAACCCTCATCAGCTACAAATAATTCTCTCATCTTTTTACCGATGTAACCTTTAGAAGGAATTTGTTGTAAGTTAGGATTTGACATAGAAAATCTGCCAGTGACGGTACCGCCGTCATCAGATCTTATTTGATTGATGTCGGCGTGAATTCTACCGTTGTGAACGAAGTTTAATAAACCATCTATAAATACATTTTTAGCTTTGTCACATTCTCTTGCTTTTGCAATCATACGTAAAAATCTATTTGAATGTGTTTGTAAATAATCTTTTGGAAGTTGAGGCATGTTAGACTTTGGAGTTTTTTTATAGTCTGTAATTTTTTGATTTTCTAAAAGTTCTTTAATAGATGCTGCTGCCCATATCTGAACCTTAACTTTCGTTCTTTTTTCAATTAAATTAATTAAGTTATCACGTCTTTTTTCAAGAAAAAGCCCTATTTTCCTAGCTTTTTGGACATCAATTTTAACACCTTTAAATTTCATGTCAACCAGACAAGGAAATAATTTTGTTTCTAATTCAAAAATATTTCTACAAGTTTTTGTTTTTTTTGTTTTTGGATTTGTATATAATGCTTCGTCTAATTTTTTTTCAAACAATCTCCACAATCTTAAAGTTAAATTAACGTCTTGTTCTGCATAATCTTTTACAAGTTCATATGGAAGTTTGTGCATATTGGTCATTGGATTTTTTATTGTACCTCCTGACCAATCTAAAACTTTTTGTTGTAAGTCATATTTATATTTAACATCACCAAGATAATCTTTTGAAAGAGAATCTAATGAATATCGCATTCTTGTTTCATCTAATACTGATGCTGCAATCATTGTGTCTATTAGTTTACCTTTTAACATTTTACCTGTAGCTGCTCTTATCCAACACACGTCATACATTGCATTATGAAATACTTTTGTAATGTTTTCGTTTTGAAATATTAATTCATCTAATTTATCCCAAGTTTCTTGAACTGATAAATTTCCTGTTCCTGCGTGAGCAATCGGTAAATAATAATTTTCTTTATCTGTAGCAATGGCTATACCGCAAACAAACCCGTCACCCCTGATGGCCCCTGATCCGTGGTCCTTGAGCTTTGGATCGTATGTTTCCAAGTCAACGGCTACCGTATCAACGCCCTCTAAATCTAAATCTTCTATTCTAGGTGCTGTACACATTTATATGCCTATCATGTAATATGTTAAACATATTGCCATAATCAAAGTTATGTCTACTAAACAAAGTTTATACATTATTGTTTTTTTTCTTTTTGTAACATTTTTTACACATATACTCACAATCAAATGCAATGTTTTTCTTTTTGCATACAACGCATTTCATTATTTATTTTTCCATTTTTTGTATCCATCAATCCAAGATTCTTTTTTTTCATTAGAGTAATCTCGATCAATAATCATATCTATGTAGTGTTTAGCTTTCTCTAAATCTTCTTTTCCGTTTTTTTTAGAATGTCTCACTATGTACTTTATAGCGTTCCCTTCAGCAAAAAGCAACCTGTTGTGATTTATAAATTCACTCGGTTGAATTCTCATTTGATAATGAGCACCCCCTATTTGTTTTTTATATGGATCCATTTATTCCTCCTAGTTGTTTATTTGTACTTGATCGTAATGTCCAATAATCAAAAATACCTCTACTGTATGCTGTGTATTTTAATCTTCTTTGAACAAAAAAAGCTTCATCTCTAGTTATTGTTTCATCAACAATAACATTATCAAAGGTTAATCCTTTAACCTCATGAATGTTTCCATATTTAACTCTAATCTCACCATCAAAATCAAAACCTTTACTGATGACTCTATTTATATAAATTAATCTTTCTTCATCAGTTTTTAATCGTGTTTCCCTAAAATCATCATAAGCTTTTGATTCTGGTTTTAGTAATCCATCATTAATTAAATTGTCGATAGTATAATCTTTTTTAATCCAGTCTTTAAAAGGATCTTGTGCTTTAGATTTCCCTCTAACAATAACTTTACTGCTCATGTAATCCCAAAAAGCTTTTATTTGAGTTAAGCTCATAGGTTCACCTTTTATAAATTTAGGCCATAGGTAATGACATCGTAATTCTTTTTTAGATACAAAGGATGTGTTTTTAACATGTGAAAACTCTAAAGCATTATGTATAAAAAAATCTCTAAATTTTTTATCGCTAGGTGTGCCTCTATAAGTAAATAAAAAAGTTTGATTAGTATTCTTTATTTTGTTTAACAAAATATCTAAAGCTCCAGATCCTTTTAAGTCAGGTAAATAGTATCCATTGCCTTTAATTACATCACCAACTTTATAGCCTTGTTCTATTTTATTTTCTTGTAAATGTTTTTCTGTATAAACTGCAGGTAGCCATTTTCT